AGATACGGCGGCGGCCAGATCCCCGACCTCAAGCCCGGCGAGTCCCTCAAGTTCAACAGCGCCAGCCACCCGCACCCCAACCAGCTCACCCTCCTCGAATTCCTGATCCGCGACATCGCGTGGGGCGTCGGCGTCTCGCCCGAGCTGCTTTGGAACATTGCCGCCCTCGGCGGGGCAAACACCCGCTTCGTCCTCGCCGATGCCCAAGGCTGGATCGAGGAGCAGCAAGCCGATCTCGTCCGCCTGTACTGCCAACGCGTCTGGACGTACTTTATCGCCAAGAGCCTCAAGGCCGGCCGCCTGCCCAAGTGCCAAGACGCCGAGTGGTGGAACTGCAACTGGATCACCCCGCCCCGCCTCACCGTCGACTTCGGCCGCGAAGGCCAGCTCCACCTTGATCAGTTAAAAATGGGCGTCATCACCTACTCCCGCCTGCTCGGCTGGCAGGGGCAGGATTTTGAGACCCACACCGACAAGTGGCTCGACGAGCTCGCCTACGTGAAGAGCGGCCTCGCCGCCCGCGGCCTCGATTGGGCCGACCTCGCCCAGTGGCGCAACCCGCAGATTCAGCCGCAATTCTCCGCCGGTAGTAGCGGGACCGATACGCTCCCCACGGATCCCACGCAGGCCAACGCCGCGCTCGCCGATCTCCTCCGCGATCCCGCCCAGGCCAGCGCCTACCTCGCCCGCCTCCGCGCCCAGCCCGAAGCCGCCTGAGTTATCCGCGCCTACAACTCCCGCCAAAAATCACCATGAAACCCGCCCACGCCCAGCGCATCGTCGCCGATCTCCTCTGCAACCCCGTCTCGATGCGCTCGGCCGAGCACTTCGCCACGGTGCTCGCCCTCTCCATGCCCGCGCCCACCGCCGGCATGATGCACGACGCCGATGATGACGAGGGCATGATGCCCTGGGAAAAGCCCCTTTACTCCGTCGCCGATGGCATCGCCCACGTCCCCGTGCGCGGCCCCATCGTCAAAGGTTACGACGCCATGACCTGCTGGTATTACGGCCTCATGAGCACCGATGCGCTTGCGGTCGCCCTCGATGAGCTCGCCGAGCGCGAGGATGTCGCCGCCGTTGTTTTTGATTTCAACAGCCCCGGCGGATCCTCGGCCGGTATGCCGGAAGTCGCCGAGCAGATCGCCGCCCTCGGCCAGATCAAGGCCACCATCGCCTACGTCGGCGATCAAGCCTGCTCCAACGGCTACCGCCTCGCCGCCGCGTGCGACATCATCCTCACCACCCGGTCCGCCACGCTCGGCTGCATCGGCACCTACATCGCGCTCTACGACCGCACCGAGCAGCTCAAAGCCGCCGGCATCAAGCTCGAGCTCTTCGCCGCCGGCGCGTATAAAGGCATGGGCCTCGACGGCAACCCGCTCACCGATCCCCAGCGCGCCTACCTCCAAGCGACCACCGACCGCTCCAACGACATGTTCGTTGATTTCGTCCTGGAGCGCCGCGGCGCCATCGCCCCCGAGACGATGCAAGGCCAATGGTTCGACGGCGAGCAAGCCGTGGAGCTCGGCCTCGCCGATCAGATCGTCACCGGCCTGCCCGCCGTGCTCGCCGCGCTCCGCCCGCACATCCCCGCCTCAGTCGCTCCCCGTCCGTCCGCGCCCCTCGCCTCGCCCGCCGCCGCCGCCGCACCCGCGCTGGCCGCTGCGCCCGCGCCCGCCGCCGCCGCCCCCACCTTCCACATCACGCTCCCCGCGATGTCCTTCGCCGCGCCGCAAGTCACGGTGGCCCCCGCCGCCGTTAACGTCACCGTGGATTCCCGCCTAGAAAAAGACTCCATCCAAGTCTCCCAAAGCCAATCCGGCGGCGCCAAAAAGATCCTGACCGATGCCAACGGCGCGATCACCGGCATCGAGCCCACCTAACTTTCCGTGTATTCCGTGTATTCCGTGGGCCCCTCATAAAAATCCCCGCCATGGCCACCCGCACCGCCATCAGCACGCGAGACGCGCAGCTCGACCTCGCCACCGCGCTCCTCGCCGGCGGCACGCTCCGCATCTATTCGGGCGCGCAGCCCGCCGGCCCCGATGTCGCCGCCACCGGCGACCACCTCGTCACCCTCGGCCTCTCCACGCCCGCCTTCGCCGCGGCCTCCGCCGGCAGCGCCACCGCCGCTACGATCTCCCCCGGCACCGTGCTCGTCAACGGCACCGCCGGCTGGTTCCGGCTTTTCTCCTCCGGCGGCGACGCGATTTACGACGGCGCGATCACTGCCGGTGGCGACGGCGGCGAGATTGAATTCGACTCCCTCACCTTTACCGCGGGCGCCCAAGTCGCCCTCGATGCCCTCACCCTCACGCTTCCTCTCTAAAAAAACAACCACACCACCATGAGCATGTCCAACGCGGCCGAGGCCGCTCTCCTCGATCTCCTTTTCCTCAACACCGACTGGGCCAACATCGGCGACGCCGGCGGCCTGCAAAACAGCGCCGCGGCCGGCAGCTTCCACGTGGCCCTGCACACCGCCGATCCCGGCGAGGCCGGCACGCAAGCGACGAACGAGGTCGCCTACACCGGCTACGCCCGCGTCGCCGTGGCCCGCTCCGGCTCCGGTTGGTCGCGCTCGGTCTCCACGATCTCCAACGTCGCCACCGTGCAATTCGGCGAGTGCACCGCCGGCAGCGCCACCGCCACGCACTTCTCCATCGGCGTCGCGTCTTCGGGCGCGGCTCAGATCATCGTCTCCGGCGCGCTCGATGCCACCCGCTCCATCAGCGCGGGCATCACGCCGCTTTTCAATCCCGGCACCCTCGCGGCGACGGTCGATTAAGTTCCGCTCCCGATGCCCATCACCTCCACAGCCGACGTCGCCGCCGCCTACTCCGAGGGTCGCGCCCACACCCAAAGGTTCTTTAAGAACCCAGGGGCGGCGGGCGATGGCCGCTGGCACGATTGGAGCTACACCTCCGGGCAGCCCGCCTACGAGGCGCGCATCGGCGAGGCCCTCACGCTGCGCCCGATGGATGCCACGCGCAACGAGGCGATTTTTTTCCCACCCATCGCCGCCGGGCAGACTCGTCACCTCACCGAGCTCTCGGTGTATTGCGGCGTCACCGCGCCCGACCTGCTCAACCAATCGTTTGAGCTCTACGATTTGCTCGGCATTTACCCGCTCATCGACGGCGGCAACACCGCCGAGCAAGTCATGGTCAACTCCGCCACTCTGCCCCGCTACGGCGACGGCGTGGGCGTGCGAGCCGTGCTCGTCAACCACGTCGCCCCCGCTTCGGGCTTTGGCGTCCCGATTGTCGTCAGTTACGTCGATTCCGAAGATGTGGCCCGCTCACTCACGGTGTATTCCACCAACGACGGCCTCGGCACCGCCGCCGTCACGATGCGGACAAATGGAGCCGGGGTCCAAGGTATGCTCTACCTGCCCACCGAGGGCGGCGGCGTGAAAAGCATTTCAAGCGTCACGTTTATAAATGATGCCGGCGGGTTTTGGTGCATCTATCTCGTCAAGCCCATCGCTCGCATCGATTGGCAAGGCGGCGCGACTGGCGTGCAAAACACCGTCTTTTCGGTCAAAAATTTTGCGACGCACAACGCCTTTGATTTTCCGCGCATTTACGACGGCGCGCACCTCGGCTTTTTTGTGCTCCGCAATGGCGGCGCCCGCTCGGTTTCTATCTTCGGCACGGCCTCCTTTGTCTGGGGCTAACACTCAACACACCCAAAAACATGGCCCTCACCTCCATCAACGCAATCGTCTCCGCTCTTAGCTCTGGTCAACGCTGGCGCTCCGACTGGAACAAGATCACCGGCGCCGCCGCCTACGTCGCCGGCCGCTCCTACGACACCACCTCGCTCGCCGGCAGCCCCGTCGCCAATGCGTGGGCCGGCACCGCGCTGGCCTTCCGCGAGTGCGACGAGGCTACCGGCAACGGCACGCAGATTTTTGGCATCCGCCACGGCGGCGATGTGGCCGCAAGCATCAAGCACCTCCTCAACCTCGGCGCGATCACGACCGCCGCCACCGGCATCCCTTCGACGCTCCTGCTCGTGGACATCGAGGGCTACTGGCCCGGTATCACCAACAATAGTGCCACGGCGCAGACGCTCACCGGCACGCCCTCGCTCCGCGCCGCCAACGGCGTCGGCACCCGGCTCTATTGGGTCCAGACCGCGACCGCCGGCGCGACCGCGCAAAATATCGCGCTCAGCTACACCGACCAGGATGGCAACACGGGCAACACCCTCCCCGTCACCGTCGCCATGACGGCCTCCGCCATCACCCCGCACATTTCCCACAGCGGCGTCGCGGCCAACAACTACGGCCCGTTTCTTCCCCTCGCCTCCGGCGACTACGGCGTGCGCAACGTCGCCACGGTTACGTTTTCCGCCGCCAACACCGGCACCGGCGCGCTCGTGCTCGCCCGCCCGATCATGGAGATCCCGCTCGGCGTGCTCAGCCTTTACCACAACAAAGACACCCTCAGCCAAACGCCCTCGCTCCCGATCATCCCCGATGGCGCGTGCCTCGGCTTCATCTTGGTTGCGGGCGGCGCGGTCGCCGCGAGCACCACGTTCGTCGGCCACACCGAGACCGTCTGGGGCTAAAAACCGTGGCGCTCTGGCCCAACAATTTCTCCGGCCTGCGCGGCTTCTCTCGTATCAGCTTTTCTGGCGATGCGGGCCTCGGCATAAGCCAACAGCTCACCCAGCGACAGCTCTCTTTTTTCGTCAACGACGTCGTTTCCCCGACCGCGAGCATCCCCGAGGGGTCGTTTGAGAGCCGCGCGTGCATCCTCGCGCCGCTCGTCGGGGGGGCGATGTCGGCCGGCAATAGCACCGCCGATTCCGCGATCACCGCCGCCGCCGCCCTCATCGCGGGCGCACCCATCAGCGGCGCGGCCACGCTCACCCTCGCCGAGTCCGGCGCCAGTCTCTCCCTCGTCATCGCCCTCAGCGGCGAGGCCACGCTCACCCTCACCACGGCCGACGCCGTGCTCTCCCTCACGATCGGCCTCGGCGGCGAGGCGACCTGGACGCTCACGCCCACGGCCGGCCTGAGTATGATCGTGCCCGTCGCCGGCTCTGGCGTGCTCTCGGTCTCCGGCACCGCCGATCTCAAGGGCCTGCTCGCGATGTCCGGCGAAAGCTCGTCGTTTACCGAGCTCTCGCCCGAGTCGCTCGCCCGCGCCGTGTGGTCCGAAGTCATCGAGCACGGCTACACCGCCGAGCAGCTGGTCCGCCTGCTCGCCGCGCTGGCCGCCGGCAAATCCTCCGGCTTCGGCACCGCCACCGCGACCTTCCGCGATCTCGCCGATTCCAAGGCCCGGCTCACCGCCACGCTCGACGGCTCGGGCAACCGCACCGCCGTCACCGTCGACCCCACGTGAACTGGCTCGGCAACTGGGTCGGCACGTGGCTCGGCAATTGGCTGGGTGCGCTCGGCGGCGAAACGCTCCGCCGGCTGCTCACCCAATCGCCCGCCCAGCTCTCCGGCACCGGCCGGGTGCTCTCTGCGCCGCGCCCAGGCGGCGGCTTCGCCCGTTTCTTCCGCTGGTTCCTCCCGCCGCGCTACGGCCGCGGGGCGCTGCGCTCCGCCCCGCCGCGCCTCGCCGGCCGCGCTCGTGTGATCCCCTACGCTCTCACCGTCCGCGCCCGCAACGCCCGCCTCCTCGCCCTGCTCGATTAGTTTTCCGTGTGTTCCGTTGGTTCCGTGGGCACCTCCGCCCCGCGCCGTTTTGACACCGCGCCGCTGGCAACCATGAGCACTCCTGCCACCGCCCCCGAGACCGCCGCCCCCGTTGCTCCCGCCGCGCCGGCTCCCGTCCCCGCCGCCGCCGCGCCTACGCTCCGCGGCTTCCTCGCCAATCTCCGCACGGGTGCCACCACCGGCGCCGAATTGGTCGCCGCCCGCGCCGAAGCCTCCGCGCTCCGCTCCGATCTCTCGGCCCGCGACCTGCAACTCTCCGCCGCCGCCACGCTCGCCACCGCGCAAGCCGCCCAGCTCTCGACGTTCTCCGCCTTCTTCGGCCTGCAACTCGCCGACCTCGCCGGCAAAGATTCCGCCGCGCTCCACACGATCCTCGCCGAGAAGATCAACGCCGCCGCCATCGACCAAGTCGCCTCGATGGGCGTCCCCACCGCTGCGCTCCCGCCCGTCACCGCGCCCGATGCAGCCGCAGAAAAGACCCTCTCCGCCACCGAATTCTCCGCCCTCAGCAACGACGAGAAGATGAAATTCTCCGTCAACGGCGGCCGCATCGTCTAAGCGCCAAAAAATTTCACCACCCGCTCAGTTCACCACTCCTCATCCTAAACCACACCCGTCATGGCCGTCACACTCACCAACCTCATCCCCGACGCTTACAAAGCGCTCGACGTCGTCAGCCGCGAACTCGTCGGCTTCATCCCCTCTGTCCTCCGCGACTCCAGCGTTGATCAAGTCGCCCTCAACCAGACCCTCCGCAGCCAAGTCACTCCGGTCAACGTCTCCAGCCGCAACATCACGCCCGCGATGGCGTTCCCGCTCGAGACCAACCAGACGATCGGCAACCAGCCCATCACGATCTCGAAGGTGAAAGCCTTCCCGTTCTCGTGGTCCGGTGAGGAGCAGCTCTCGGCCAGCAAGGGCCCCGGCTACCTCACGATCCAGCAAGACCAGATCGCGCAGGCCCTCCGCGCCGCCGTCAACGAGATCGAGCTCGACCTCGCCACCGCCGCCTCGCTCGGCGCTTCCCGCGCCATCGGCGCCGCCGGCACCGCGCCCTTCGGCACCAACCTCGGCGAGTCCGCCCAGCTCAAAAAGATCCTCGACGACAACGGCGCTCCCGGTTCCGACCGCAGCATCATCGTCAACACCTCTGCCGGTGCCTCGCTCCGCACGCTGCTCAACAACCCGCTCAACGCCAACACCAGCCTCAACGGCGACATGACCCGTCAAGGCATGATCCTCGATGTGAACGGCTTCAAGTTCCGCGAGTCGGCCCAAGTCATCACCCCGACCGCGGGCGCGATGGCCTCCGCCACCTCCACGAGCGCCGCCTTCACGGTCGGCCAGACCGTCATCCCGCTGGCCACGGCCGGCACGGGCGTCGTCGCCGCCGGCGACATCATCAGCTTCGCCAACGATACCAACCGCTACGTGGTCGCCTCGGTCGCCTTCGCCGGCGCCAATCCGGCCTCGGGTGATACGATCACGCTGGCCGCTCCCGGCCTGCGCGTCGCCCAGGGTGTCGCCACCCGCGCCATCACGGTGCAGGCCACCTCGGCCCGCAACATCGCCCTCAGCCGCAACGCCCTCGTCCTCGCGACCCGCCTGCCCGCCGCGCCGGTCAACAAGGATCTCGCCGAGATGCGCGAAGTCATCACCGATCCGGTTTCCGGCCTCAGCTTCGAGCTCGCCGTGTATCCCGGCTACCGGATGACGGTCTTCGAAATCGGCCTCGCGTGGGGCTACAAGGTCATCAAGCCCGAGCACATGGCGATCCTCCAAGGCTAATCGCCCGACTGAAAAGATTTCCGAGCCCTGCCGGAAAGCCCGGCTTGTTTTGCCGTACACTTGCAGGGAGTTCAACCCCCGCACCGGAGTCGCTCCCGGTGCGGGGTTTTCTTTTTCCCCCTTCCGTGTGTTCCGTGTGTTCCGTGGGCAATTCCGGCTCCGGCCTCTGCGCCCCTCCGCGTCATCCGTGGGCCCCTCCGTTTTGACTCCGCCGCCCCTCCGATGAAATCCAACTTGTCCGCTCCCGCTCCCCACGCCTCGCTCAACGTCGCCCGCCCCCGCCGGGCCGATGTGTTCACCCGCATCGCCGAGCCCACGCCCGCGCCCAGCCATTCCCGGTATCTCGCGTATCGCAAAGCCCAAGCCCCCGGCGTCGATGGCCAAGGCCGCTTCATCGGCCGGGGCGATGTCGAGCGCGGCTTCGCCTTTTTCCTCAAGTCGCGCGGCCAATCGGTCACGCATTTCAACGGCGGCTTCGGCGGCGAGTTTGGCCGCGGCACGCAGAGCAAGCGCCAAGCCCGCACCCATCTCAGCGATGCCGATCTGCTGGCGATCCATGAGCGCGCCCGCCGCGGCGACAAGCCCTACCTCATCGCCAAAAGCTACGGCGTCGACCGCACCACGATCGTCTACGCCCTGCGCCCGAGCCCCGCGATGGCCCGCGCCCTCGCCACGCAGACCGCGATGGCCGCCTGATCTATGAACGCCGCCGCCGTCAACCGCTTCGCCTCAATCGCCGCCCGGGTGCGCGCCCACATCTGGCCCTGCACCGTCACGGTCGCCGGCGGGATCGCGGTCGCCGTCGCCAAGAGCGGCAGCAAGCCCACCCGCACCCCCGCCGAGATGGGCACCGGCTACGTCGAGCGCACGCTCGCCACGTTTAACTTTAAGGCCACCGGCAACTTCGTCCCCAGCATCGGCGCCGAGTGGACCATCGCCAGCGCCGAGCAAGCCGACGAGGTCGGCACCCGCTGGCGGTGCTTCCAACTCGTCCGCTCCGCCGCCGGCTTCGAGCACGTCGCCACCTGCTTCCGCCTGGACACCTAAAAAACCCGCCATGGAAGGCTCGTTGTCACTCGTGCAGGATCGGATCACACCCACGCTCGAGCGTTACGCCGAGGTGATGGGTCGCACCTTGGCCTCCACGATCAAGCGCGCCGCCAAGGGCGTCACCCGCCGCGTCATCTCGATCACCCCGCCCGCCTCGGCCGAGACCACCGGCGCCGCCGCCTACCGCCAAGGCCGGCGCAAGATCGAGAAACAGATCGATAGCGTCCTCGCCCCCGTGAAACTCAAGGGCCGGCGGAAGATCACGACCGTCTTCGGCCGCAAGATCGGCAAGCCCGTCTACGTCCCCACCAAAGAACGCTTCCCCGATGTCGCCGCCACCCTCCGCTCTCGCATCGTCGCCCGCGGCGGCGATATCGGCCTCCGCCTCAACCGCGGAGCCAAGGCGTTCGTCGATGTCCGCAAGGTCAAGGCCATCATCGCCGCCAAAAACTCCCGCGTCGGCGTGCTCGCCTCCGGCTGGCAAGCCGCCGCGGCTGCGCTCGATGTCCCGGTGCAGCAGTGGATCAGCCGCCACGGTGGCGGCGCCGGCCGTGTGACTCTCGATTTCTTTACCGCGCGGATGCACGTCACCGCCGAGAACTTTGCCACCGGCGTCCCGGCCGCCGTGCGCGGCGCACTCTCCAAGCGCATCATGTTTGCCCTGCAATATCAAAAAGCCGCCATGGAGCGGGAGATCGACTACATAGTCTTCAAAAAAGCCGAGGAAAACGCCATCGCCACCCGCAACTGGTCCGCCCTCGTCCCCGCCGGCATGATGGGCGGCGACGACTCAGCCTGAGTATTTTATGAGCACCTACATCCTCACCCCCACCCGCCGCGCCGCCTATGCCGCGCTCTTCGATTTTCGCACGCAGTTTGTGAAGGCCGCGCGCCAGATCCTCGATGCCGGCGGCATCACCGCGCTCGGGCCGGGCGAGGGCGACCAGCAGCAGCCGCGCAATTTCTCCGCCGTCGATTTCCAGCGCGGCGCCGCCACGGGCCGCAAAACCCGCCTCGCCCTCGGCGGCGGGCGCTACGAGGAATATTCCCAATTTACCGGCACGCTCGTCGTCCTCTTCACCGTGCCCTACGAGACCGAGCAGAAGACCGGCACCGCCTACCTCACCGAAGACCACGTGCGCGAGCTCGACCGCCTCAGCACCACGGCGCACACCCTCTTCATGGAGCACCTGGAGCCCTTCACGCCGGCGCTTCTGCCCAACATCGACGTGCAGGAGCTGCTCCCGATCGAGCCCGACGAGCGCCCCGAGGAAGCCCGCGAGGTCAACACCGCCCGCGTCCGCTGGCGCGTGAAATTTGAGATCCGCTCAACCGCTTGGCCGACGGTCGCCTGATCACTTACCGCTTCGCTGGTCTGTCGTCGCGCGCTATTTTCTCTTCAAATTCAGCGAGCTCCTTTTCGGCCTTTTTTTTGCGCTCAATGTTTCGATCGATCTGCGCCTGAACCATTTTTTGCGCTAGGGCCGCGGCATTATCCTTGGCCTTCTTTTCGCGATAGATTTGCACGCCGAAAAGAATCCCGCCCGCCAGCAACACCGCAAAAAACAAGGTCGCAAAATTTTTCATGGCGCCACCCTTTGCACCCGTGCGCCCTGCGCTCAAACCAATTCGCGCCCCTTCGCGTGATTCGCGGGCTCTTCTTCTCCGGCTTCCGTGTCTTCCGTGTATTCCGTGGGCAATCCTCCCCGCCGTGCCGCCGCGATTTGACACGCACCCGCTGGCAACATGCAAACGGACCCATTTTTCACGGACGGCCGCAGTGCGGTCCTCAACCCCGAAGTCTTCTGCCTGAACAACTCCGCGACCTACGGCTACATTTCCGACACCATCGACCGCGAGGCCATGGAGAAGGAATTCGCCGATGCCGATGGCTCTCCCCTCGGCTCCGATACCCGCGAGGGCTTTGAGAAAGGCGCGATCTCCATCCAGTGCGATCTGGCCAATGCCGCCATCGCCCGCCCCGGCCACATCATCCGCTTCCGCATCGGCTCGGGCGACGAGTTCTACGTCGCCGGCAAGTTTGGCCGCGCCCGCGCCCGCAACGACATCGTAAAAGGCTCGCTTGCTGTTAAGCGCGCTTACAACCCGATCATCACGAATCTCCTCTCGCTGGAATTCGGCCAACGCACCAATCTCACGCAGGCCGCCGGCGTCCTCACCGGCGCCATCGTCGCCGCGCCCACCGTCGTCAACACCCGCTCCGGCAGCACGCTCGCCTACACCATGGCCGCCGCGCCCGATTCCGCCGCGCTCCCCGGCTGGCTCTCGATCAATGCCGGCACCGGCGCCCTCTCCGGCACCGCCGTCGCCGGCGCGTGGGTCGTCGACATCATCTGCACCGAGACGCTCGCCGGCCAAGAAACCCGCGTCGGCTTTGGCCGCATGGGTCTCACGATCACGTAATTTCAAAAACAAAAACCAGCGTCGGCCCGCGTCGCGGCCTTCTGCATTAACGCCCCGTCGCCTCACCGCTTCGGGGCGTTTTGGTTTAAGCAAAAAAAATGTCGCCTACGCCCGAGTTCAAAGCCGCCCGCCGCGCCGAGCAACGCCGTCGCCTGCTCACCCACCTCGGCCTCGCCGAGCCGATCACGCTCCCGCTGCTGCATCGCCCCGGCCTCGTGGCCCGCATCTCTCTGGTGCCGCTCACCGAGCGCCACCGCCTGGAGCTGCACCTCGCCGGCAACGCCTTCTTCACCGGCCGCGCGCCGCTGCTCGGCGATGTCATCCAGTTCCTCTGGCGCCTCAGCCCGCACTTCCGCCGCCCCGATGGCACCTATCCCAACCAGCCGGCGCGGGGTGGCTGGCTCGCCCGGCTCCGCTCCGCCCTCGAGCGCCGCGCCCTCGCCCAAGCCGTGCGCCGCTGCGATCTCTTCGCCGCCGATCGCGCCATCACCACGTGGCTTATGGCCGCCGGCCAAGACGAGCCCGGCGCGCCGTGTGCCGAAGATTCCGCCACGCCCGCCCGCCGCAGCCACCTCGCCCCGCAGCACTGTTTTGCCGATGAGTTGGTCGAGGCCTTCGCCGCCCGCTACCAGCTCGCACCCGCCACCGTGCTCGATCTCCCCGTCGCCCTCGTCAACCAGCTGCTCCGCGCCCGCCTCATCCATACCGAGGATGGCGAGCTGGCCCTGTTCGCCCCGTCCGACTCCCTCCTTTCCTCATGAGCTCCGATCTTCTCTACTCCCTCGGCCTCGACATCACCGATTTCAAGACCAGCGCCAAGGCGTCGAAAGAAGCGGCCGACGACATCAAAAAGAGTTTCAAGGGTTTCAAGGACGTGCTCGCCGCCGGCGGCGTGGCCACCGCCGTCTTCGGCTTTTTTTCCCAAGTCATCGACTACGCGCAGCAATCCAAGGGCAAGCTCGACGAAAACACCGCCGCCGTGAAACGCTTTGGCGATGCGATCGACCAGGCCAAGGATCTCTCGCTCAAAGCCGGCACGCTGGTCCTCGGCACGTTTAACCGGCTGGGCGAGGCGATCGGCGAGGCGATCAACATCGCCCGCTTCGGCTGGTCGCAGTGGGCCAAGGATCAAGACGCCCTCGCGGCCAGCAGCGCCGCCGCCGAGGCCGCCGAGCGCTCCCTCGCCGAAGCCAAAAAGAAGAACGGCGCGGAGTTTGAAAAAATCACCAACGCCCTGATCAACCTTAAAAAGCAGGAGCAGGATCTCAGCCTGCAAGGCATCACCGCGCAGGAGACGTACAATAAAAACTACCAAGCTTACCTCGACCTGATCGTGAAGGAGGCGAATTTCAGCGGCGACGCCGTCGAGCGCCGCCGTCTTGAATTGCAGATCTCCGAGGCGCATCTGGCCACCGGCAAGGCCCGCCTCGCCGTCGATAAAGAAGCCGCCGCCGAAGCCAAGAAAGCCGCCGAAGCCGACGAGAAAGCCCTCGACCAATCCATCAAGGACTACAACAAGCTCGGCGCGGTAAAACAAAAGCAGCTCGACTACGCGCTCAGCAAAAAACCGCTGGAGGAGCAGTCCGAAGTGCTCACCCGCCGAAAGCTCGAACTCGAAACCAAGCTCCTCGACCGAAACATTTCAACGACCGACGAGATCGAAACCCGCAACGAATTGCTCGAGGTCACAAAAAATCTGGATGAGGTCGGGGTAAAGCAGGCGGAGAAAAAACTAAAGACCGAGAAAGAAATCACCGCCGAGAAGGAGAAGCAGATCACCCTTACTTACAACGCCTCCGATGGCACCGACACGCAGGCCCTTTCCGACCGCCAGCTTGCCGAACTTCTTACCACGACCCAGCAGACCCTTTCCGCTGCCCGCCGCACTACGCCGCAATTCATCGGGTCCGACAACGGCGCCGCCTTCATCGAAAACCGCGTCGCCCAGATCCAGCGCGAGATCTCCGACCGCCAGCGCTTCCGCTCGGCCTACGCCGCCCGCGGCGAAGAGGCGTTCAATGATCGCAGCGCCTTCGAGGAAGACCGCTTCCGCCGCTACATCACGCCCGAGGATGAGCAGCGCCAAAAAGACCAGGCCAAAAACATCGGCGAGATTTCCGACAACATCCGCCGCCTCTTCGGCACGGGTCGCCGCTGATCTGCGTCACTCCTCAACTATTCCGCGCCATGCCTCAATCCACCTACCAAGACCACTACTGGGGCACGCCCCGCCGCATCGCGCAGCGCCCGCGCGAGTATCCGTTTCGAATGAACGGCGATGTGGCCACCTACGTCTACGAGAGCACCTACGCCGTGGACATCGGCCGCTTCACGCCCACGGCCGCCGGCACCGTCGATCCCGAAAACGCCGCCGCCTACCTGCTCGAAGAAACCAAGCCCGAGATCGAGCAAGGCCGCATCGCCACCTTCCGCCGCACGTACAGCACGGTCCCCACCACGCAGATCACGTATAGCTCCCGCGAGGTCACCAAGCCCCTCCCCTCGGCCGTCGGCATCACTGGGCAGACCTCGATCGATTACGTGGCGCTGGAATATCCCGGCCTCGATGTCGGCCTCGCTTTCCCCTACCTCGGCGGCACGTGGGTGGCTAATAAAGTCTATTCCCGACTCCCAACCACGCACGTGCGCACAGGCCCGACCGGCGGCACATTTACGCTCACTTACCGCGGCAGCACCACCGCCGCCCTCGCGCACAATGCCGCCAATGCGACCATAAATACCGCGATCAATGGCTTGGCCACTGTCATCACCGATGGCCTCACGTTTAGCGCCTCCAATAATCTTTTGGTGGCGGCACCGGCGACGCCGCAAGTTGCGCTTACTATCACGGCCGGTTCTACGTCTTTCCGGGTCACGATGGACGCCGGCAGTCTCACGCCGGCAGGAGCTTCTACCGCGTTTACCAGTATTCAGAGTCCAACGCTGCAAGTTTGCTCGGTGGCGTTGCGCGCAATCGTCACCGCCCACGGCTTTAACGCCGCCAATCCGCTTTCGGTCATAATCAGCACTAACTCTAATCACGCTTTGCTTGCTCCGTCTACGATGTGGAGCGTGGTAGACGCCAATACGATTGCTTTTTTTGTAAATCCCAGCGCCGGCATTTCCCTCGGCCAATACCTCCGCGACTACACGCCCGGCATCCAGCGGGTGCGCACTAAAAACACCCAAAACTTCTATCTGCCCGGCGTCACGCCCGGCATCGCCACGCCCGGCGATATTCCCATCCCCACCATCCTCCAAAACGACATCTCGTTTCTCACTGCCGCGCTTTCCACCCTCTCCGGGTATCAGGCTTACAGCGCCGGCGAACTCGACAAATGGCGCAGCGGCGCGATCTACACCCAAGCCACCGTCGAGATCGACATGGCCACCCTCTGATCATGCCCAAGCTCGTAGAAATCCCCCAAGACCTCGCCGATCTTTTTTCCGATCCCGATCGGGTCCGCGCTGCCTTTGAGTTGCTCAATGCTCTGGCTTCGTTGCAATTGCAGCTCGTCACACCTTCAGCCAATATCGGCGGCAAGATCAACGCCACGAGGATCGTCGGCGAGGGCGAGCTCACGCTCCCGCTGCCGATCCAGTTCCGCACCGGCTGGGGCACGCCCACCGGCACCCTTGACCGCAGCAACTTCAACGTGGCCACCGTGACCACGTCGCAACTGGCCGGGCGCGTCGCCGCGCTCATCGTCGATCTGCAATCGGTCAAGATCGCCCCGGGCGGCTAATTTTGACACGGGGCCGCAGCCATGAGCGGTCTCGGCCCAATTCTCTACGCGCCCTGGGGCGCATCCGCCTCTTGGCGCATGGCGATCACCCGCGACGGTGCCGCCCTCGATCTCACGGGCGCCAGTGCCATCGCCTTTACCCTGCGCGATAGCCCCACGCTCCCCGACTCCTCCGCCGCGCTCACGCTCAACCTCACCGCCGGCCTCACCGTCGTCGATGCCCTTGCCGGCCTCGTGAGCGTCACCCTCACCGCCGCCCAGTCTGCCGCCCTGCGGTCGTATGGGAATTATTACTACAAGGTCGCCGCCACCCTCGCCGGTGGCTCCGTGGCCATCCCCGATCTCCTCCGCGGCGAATTCACCACCGACCTCGCCTCCCTCGAATCCCAAGTTTGCGACGGCGGCAACATCCTGCGCCTCGACGCTTCCTCCGGCACGCTCACTCCCACCACGCCCGACATGGCCAACTACATCATCAACCGCTACGATCTCACCGGCCTCACCGGCGGCACGAGCGTCAAGCTCGACGGCCTCCCCACCGCGACCCTCGCCTTCCTCGCCAACGGCGCCGTGGTGCGCGTTTACTTCAGCGGCGGCATCATGGCCGACTTCCGCCTCCGGGCCAACACCGGCGCCGAGACCGAGAGCGCCCCCTGGAAGATCCTCGCCGACAACGCCACCCTCCGCCTATGGGAACTCCTCGGCGTGTGGAAGGAAGGCGCGCCCTGCCTCTGGGTCAGCTCGCTCTCCAAGTTCAAACAAGTCCTCGAAAACTCCGGCTCCATCGCCCTCGCCGACGACGCCGATGCCTTTGTCCTGCCATAACTTTTCCCACGCCCCTGCCCGATGAAACTTCGCCGTCTCTTTTTCTTTTCCGTGTGTTCCGTGTGTTCCGTGGGCCACCTCTCCGCGCAGCCCACGCCCACGCCCACCGCCACCGCGCTCACGGTCAACAAAACCACCGGCGCCATCACGGCCCCGGTCATCCCGTCGCTCTTCGCCAGTGGCAACAGCCTCCTCACCACGACCGCCGCCGCCGCCGCCTACCAGCCGCTCGACGCCGACCTCACCGCCATCGCCGCGCTCACCACGGCGAGCTACGGCCGCAGCCTGCTCACCCTCGCCGACGCCGCCGCGCTCCGCACCTCCGCCGCGCTCGTGATCGGCACCGATGTCCAGGCCTACAACGCCGAGCTTGCGGCCATCTCCGGCCTCTCGTCCAACGGCCTCATCGCCCGCACGTCCTCCTCGACCGCCGCCGCCCGCACCCTGACCGGCACGGCGGGCCAGATCACCGTCGTCAACGGCGACGGCGTGAGCGGCAACCCCACGCTCTCCCTCCCCACCGCGCTCACCTCGGTCAACTCCGTCACCTCGCCATCCGCGTCCAATCTGACCCTCGCAACTTTAGACTCCAACCAAAACATTTTACTCACTCCACACGGTTCGGGTTTTGTAATTGCGCGGTCTCTTCTCAGTTCGCAGCGCGATTTGGTACCTACGTCTTCGCTTGTCGGACAAGTCGCCGCAGTTGGTTTTACGAACACGAACAAGGCGACGGTGATGGGCTACGATACCACCAACAATTTCGGGTTTCTGTACGCGGGTATCGTGGGCAGTAATTACTCTCCCCTTGTGCTGCAACCGATGGCGGCGAGCGGCAACGTCCTCATCGGCGGCACGACCGACATTTCCGGCTCGGGCGGGCTCAAGGTGTTTGGCACCACCGCCAGCACATCCACGACGACCGGTGCGTTGATCGTGTCAGGCGGCGCGGGTTTTGCGGGCAACATTCACGCGGGCGGCACAGGAAACTTCAGCGGCGCAATTACGGCTACGGGCACCGGCACCATTGGCGGTGTATTCTATGGCGCCGGGCAGACGAACAACATTTCTATTGGAACAAGTGGCTCCAACCAACCTTTCATACAGGCATATAATAACGCATTTAACGCCGGGCAAACTCTTGGCCTAAATACTTCAGCAGGTGGTGCAGTTTCAATCGGTAACTCTGCCACGATCACAACGGTCAACGGCACCACCGCCAGCACGTCCACCACGACCGGCAGCTTGGTCAACGCGGGTGGGTTCGGTTGTGCGGGGGCGGCTTGGTTCGGCGGGCAAATCAACTCGGCCTCGAGCGGGCTTCTGTTCTCACGCACCGGAGCCTCAACCGCGCTCCAGTATCTCGACATAGCCAACACAGGCGGGCGGGTGCAGTTTGGCGTAGAAACAAGCACAGGCGGTAACTTTTTCGGAGGAGCTACCGCATACGCAACTGTGCTTGCGTCCGCCACTTCCGCCCCCGTCCAAATAGCCGTCAACGCAATTCATGCCGCGACCTTTTCGAGCACCGCCGTCAGCATCCCGCTTACCACCGCCAGCACATCCACGACGACCGGCTCCTTGGTCAACGCGGGCGGGTTTGGTAATGCGGGGGCGGCGTATTTCGGGCAGCAAGTTACCGCAGCACGCCCTTTCATGAGCACCGGCGCGATTACTGCCAACATGACAAGCGCGGGCGGCATTGGTTTTGCTGGTGGCGGCGCCAACGTCTATTCTTTCGGAGCCAACGCGGCAACGACAGGAGCCTTCTCCGTGCAACTCGTAAGTTCCGACGCGTCGCTAAACATCACGCCGTTTTCCTTGGCGGCTGGCACCGGCGCGGCGACGTTCTTAAACTCTGTTCGCTCCACCTCCGCAACGGGCGGCATCGGCTACGCGACCGGCGCGGGCGGCGCAGTCACGCAAGGCACCTCGCGCACCACTGGCGTCACGCTCAACACCGTCTCCGGCGCAATCACGCTTTTCACCGCCGCAGGCTCAGCAACTTGGCAGAGCTTCACCGTCACCAATTCCGCCGTGGCCGCGACGGACACGATCATCGTCAACCAGCGCAGCGGGACGGACCTTTACATGGTGCACGTCACCGCCGTGGGCGCGGGCTCCTTCCGTATCTCCTTTGCCACTACGGGCGGCACGACCTCCGAAGCGCCCGTGATCAACTTCTCCGTTATCAAAGCCGTCTCCTCGTAAGCACATGAAAAAACACATCCGCCCACTCCTCGCCCTCGCCCTCGCCTCCGTCGCTTTTGCGGCGGAACCGGCTCCGACTCGCACCGTCCTCTCCACCGTCACCAAGGCCGGCAACACGATTACGCACTACGTTGGCCGCGTGCAAGGCGACCCCGCCGACGATGGCTCGCTCACTCTCACCGTCTTCCCCCTTATCGTAAAGACCGACGCCGAAGGCACTGAGATTTCCCGCGAGCTTTCGACCAGCGCCGCCTTCACCCTCACGCTCTCGCCCGCCCAATTCTCCGGCCTGAGTGGCGCCGTGAAAGCCGCCTTCACCGCCGACCAAGCCGCCAAGTTCGCACCGGCCCCGGCTCCCGCGCCCGCGCCGTAAAACCCAAAACCCTCCGGCCGCCTCGTGCTCACCACCCAACAGCTCGCCCTCGCGCTCTACGCCATCGGCGCCCCCGCGCACGTTTGGCGATGGAAAGACGCGAGCTACGATGGGCTCTCTCCCGCATGGGTCCGCGAGGCGTGGGGCTACTGGGTCGCCTCGCTCCCTGAGCGGCTCACGCACGTCGTGCAGATCGGCGGCGGCAAAACGGAAAAGCGCCCGCTCTGGCGCCCCGAGATCTACGACTGCGACAACCACGCGCTCAGCTTCACCGCCTACGTCATCGACTGCTGCGCCGTCGATGCCCTCGCCACCGGCCGCACCCGCACCGGCACCGCCCTCGGCTCGATCGACTATACCGCCCGCAACTCTCGCCGCGTCGGCCGGCACGCCGCCCTATGGTTCGCCGATCACGACGGGCAGATCCATTTTTTCGAGCCGGCCGATGGCGAGCTCATCACCCTCACCGATGGCGAGCGCGCCTCGATCACCGAAGGCTTCGCCGCATGAAACTTCCCCCCCAATCTTTCCGGCTTCCGTGTCTTCCGTGTGTTCCGTGGGCACCTCTCCGGCTTGGTTGCCTCATCGCAGTGCTCGCCTTCTCAGGTTGCGCCACACCCCACGATCCCCGCGACCCCGCCATCCTCTCCCGCCCCCCCGCAAAACTTCTTCCGCTCCCATAACCATAAAAACCACCCGCACCATGAAATCTTGGAAAACCACCCTCGGCGGCATCATCCTCGCCCTCGCTCCCGTCTCAAAACAACTGCTCACGCCCGATTACTACTGGGTGAGCGAGGCCCTGCTCGCCCTGGGCGGCCTCATCGTGGGCGTCGCCGCCCGCGACAACGGCGTCTCCTCCGAACAGGCCAACGCCAAGTAAGCCCGCAAAACCATGGCCTCCGCCGTCGCCGCGCTCCTCGCGATCATCAAAGCGATCCCGGCGGCGGAGGCTCTTTTTGCCCAGCTCCTCGCCGCCTACTCCGCCTGGAAGACCGAGCACAACCTCGCCGATGAATCCGCCAAAAACGCCCGCAACGCCGCGCTTATCGCTGCCGCCGTTGCTCGCCGCCCTCGCGCTGCTCCTGTCGTCGACGGCGTGTTCGAGCCTGCCCCTGCGCCCGCTCCCCGTGACCGCCGAGGATAACACCGCCCGCCTCGCCCGCCACCCGCAATTCCAAGCCGCCGCCCAAGCCGCCCCCGCCTTCGTGCTCGACACCTTCGAAGTCATCACCCGCCTCGAGCGCGACAAAGCCAACCGCACCCCATGATCACCCACGACGATCCCACTCCCTTCATCGGCGCCGGCGGCACGCTCGGCACCCTCTTTCTCGCCGACATCAACAGCGTCCTTTCCGTCCTTGTCGGCCTAGCTTCCCTCGGCTACGTCATCACCAAATGGGTGCTGCTTGTCCGCTCCCGCCGCCGCGAGCGCGACGAAGACTAGAGGAAAAACCGCCCATGTCGCCGCTCAGCCTCCGCCTCGCCGCCGCCGAAAAATCCCTTGCCGCGGTCAAGGCGCAGCTCGCCGCGCGCGACAAGCAGCTGGCCCACGCCATCACCGCCGCCGATCAGGCCCGCCGGATCCGCGTCGCCCCGCCCCGCCCCAACCGCGTCTCGCACCGCTCCGCTGCCGACATCGTCCGCGTCCTCATCCCCGATACCCACGGCGCCAAGGCCGATCGCAAGGCGCTCGCCGCCCTCCTCGCCGATCTCAAGATCCTCCGCCCCCATGAAATCATCCTCCTCGGCGATCACGTCGACTGCGGCGGCTTCCTCGCCCAGCACCACGTCATGGGCTACGTCGCGGAGACGAGCTACTCCTACGAGGATGACATCGCCCACACCAACGCCCTCCTCGACCAAATTGCTACCGCTGCGCCCACGGCCAAAATCGAATACCTCGAGGGCAACCACGAGCGCCGCGTCGAGACCTGGGCCGTCACGCAGACGCTCCGCCACGGCAAGGATTCAGAAATGCTCCGCCGCCTCGTCGCGCCCGAGTTCCTGCTGAAGCTCAAAGAGCGCGGCATCCCCTATTTCCGCCAAGGGCTGCACTACGACGGCCTCTCCGTCCCCGGCGTGATCAAGCGCGGCAAGTGCTTTTTCTTCCACGGCGTCTCGACCGCCAAGCACGCCGTCGCCGCCACGATCTCCCGCATCGGTGGCAACTGCGTCTTTGCCCACACCCACCGGGCGCAGAGCGAGGTCATCCGCATGGTCGGCACCGGCCCCATCGGCGCTTGGAATCCCGGCTGCCTCTGCGAGATCCAGCCCCTCTGGCAACACACCCAGCCCACCAACTGGACCCAAGGCTACGCCCTCCAGCTCGTCCGCCCCTCGGGCTCGTTTCTCCACCTCAACGTCCCCGTGCTCAACGGCGAGACGCACCTGGCCGCCCTGTTCAAGCTATGAGCCCCCGCGACCTGCGGCCCAAAGCCGATAAAGTCCCTTCCGGCTGGCTCACCGTGCGCCAGTGGGCCAAGCGCTGGGATCTGAGCGAAAACCACGCCGGCAATCTGCTATCAAGCGGCGTGCGCACCAAAAAAGTCCTCTGCCGCTCCTTCCGCATCCAGTCCCGCAGCCGATTGTATCCCGTGCCTCACTACCGCGCGGCGTAAGATCAGCCGATCCGCGGCGGCGGACATTCGCACGACGTCACCGGCGGCGTGAAAACGATGTGCATGGGCCGGCGATAACCCCCGGCCCGCTCTACCGCTTCACAGAGGGCCGTCATGCAGTCCTCGATCATCACCGCCATCGGCACGCCATGCCGCGCTTCAACCGCCAGAATCCGCACTTTTAATTCGGGGCGGACGCGGGTGTTTAACGTAGCGGTTTTTTTTTCGGCCAGACGTTCCACTGCCTAAAAATCCGGCTTTGTATCACATTTTGCAAAATAAAGCTTGAAAGCAATGCGTTGCAGTGTATCGCATTTGATCACATGAGCGACCGGACGAAGAAAACGAAGAGCCTCAACGTGCGGATTTCGGATAAGTTTGAGACGCGGCTGGCCGCCCTCGAAATCCGGTCCGGCCAAAAGCGCAGCGAGATCATCCGCTTCGGCCTGCTGGCCACATGGCCCACGATCGAGGCCCTCGTCCTCGCCCACGCCCCCGAGAGCCCGCTGGCGGATGAGGCCGGCGACCTCGCCGAAGTGCTGTCTCTGGTCCGCGCCGCTCAGTCCCGCGGCCTCGACCTCAAAGCCACGCTCACCGCCGCCCTCAACGCCGCCGCCGAAGCCGCCGCGGCCTGATCCTTTTTTCAACCAGAGCGACTATGAACCTCCATCCAAATCACGCCAGACCGGCGCCCCTGCGGGTGCTGTTTCAGTTGATGTTCCGCGAGCGGGCTCTGCGCGGGCCGGCCGCCATCGAGCTCGATGTCTTCGAGCTCCAGCTTGGCCGCGAGCAGTCCCTCCTCCAAGCCCGCACCGCCGAGAGCCGCGCCATCGAGGCCCACCTCGAGAGCATCCGCACCGGCCTCGCCGCCGCCCTCACCGATGCAAAAACCCCCGGCGTCATCACCGCTGCCGAGGCCCGCGAGGTGTGCGGCGAGCTGATCGACACCACGCTCGAGACCCACGCTCACACCGAAGCCCTCAACCGGATGGCCTCATGAGCGCCAACATCCTCCCCTTCCGTCTCACCGTCGCCCAATACGCCTGCGTCGTGCAGCGCTGCGAGGCCACCGTGCGCCGCGAGATCCGGGCCCGCAACATCGTCGCCGAGGGCGTGCCGTATCTCATCCACCCGCGCGAGCTGCCGGCCGAGATCGATGTGCCGCTGGCGCTGGCGCGCTTGTCTCACGCTGGACTCTTGCCGCCCGCTCCGCCAACTCGGCGCGCCACGGCGCTCCCATCGCCTCCGCCCGTGCCGGCGTGAGTTCCTCCCACCGCTTCCCCTCGGCCCCGGTCACGTTCCCCTTGTAAAAATCCCAGAGCTTTTTCTGATCTCTATGACACAACAAATAAGCAGTCTTCCCCGGGTCGCCCCGAGCGGCCACGTGATAGCTCGCAAACGAATGTCGCAGGCAGTTGTGCGGATGAGGCACGCGGGCGACACCGAAAAGCTCGCTCTTCAGTTCCAGATATTGCCGCGGGGTGAGGCTCTCAGCGGGCGCGATGGCGAGCCACGCCCAGAGCTGCTCGGGGTAGCCGTCCACGTAGTGCCGCTTCCGCGTCTTGATCGACGCGGCCGGGTGGCGGATGCCCTTGTCGCCTGGGCTCACATCCTCGCGAGCGAGCCGACACGCGCTGCCAAAGCGCACCCCGGCAAACGCCTCCAGGCTGAGACGCCAGAGAGCGGGGGCGAATTTTCGGCGGCCCTCGTCATCGGTGAAGCGGTCCGCCGTATGGAACAGCTGCGCGAGCTGGGGCACGGTCAATATGCCCACCTCATCGGGCACCTCCGCCCGCTGCTTGATGCGGGCGACGGGATTTTCGGCGAGCAGCCGGGCCTCGCGGCAGCTGGAGAAGAAGACGGCGATGGTTTTGCGGTAGTTGTTGTAGGTGCCGGCCACGGCGAGCTGCTGATCGTCAAGCCAAGCGGCGATCTGTTCCGTCGTCACGTCTACTGGTCGGAGGTGGCCGAAGACCTCAAGGAAGAGTCGCAGCTTGTGCTTGTGGTGGGACTGCGTGCCGGCGGCGAACGTGCCCGCTTCGACGCGCTCGCTGATACGCTGGAGGAAGCCCTTGGCGTGCTCCGCGCACGTTGTTTTGCTCAGCACGACGCCGCTGGCGAGCAGATGCGCGCGCCAACCCGCCACGACCTCATGCCACGCGGTGCCGGCGATGGCGGACTGGAAAGCGGCCCAGTCATCGATCTCGCGGCGCGAGAGCGTGCGGAGGGTGCCTTCGCGCTTGGCGTCGCGCAGAGCCTGCGCTTTGCGATCACGATCTGCCGCCTTGGCGAAGAACAACGTGCGCACACGGCGCTTGTCTCGCTTCGTGGCCTCGTCCCAGCCCGGCTCGGACCATTGGACGCCGAAGGGATTCGGCCGGCCGACGCGGTCGCGCAAAATGCGGACGCCGCGGGTGGATCCTTGGTTCGCGTTTTTAGTCGCCCCGCGATCGCGTTTGGTTCGCGTTTGCATGTGTCAAGCAGTGCCACGGAGTGCCAACCAGTTACAAGCCTTCACTCTGAAACCGCCTCCCGCACCCCCACCCCGAAAGGCGATGGTGGAGCAAATCGGGATGCGACTTGCGGGGCTACGCGTGAGCGGTTCGCGTTTGGGACGGGAGGTGCGGCATGAATTCGGCCTCTTTTTCCCCTTCTTCGGTGCTCAAATTAGACGCCGAAAACAACTTTGCCACCGTCTGCGCGTGGTGTCCTTCGAAAAAAGAGGGCGACGCTTACGCTGAAAACGCCGGCTTTACCGTATCTCACGGTATCTGCCCGGCATGTCACAAGGTGTTCTTTGGCGAGGCGCCGCCTCGTCTTTCGTGCGCGGTAAGTAGCGCGACGGCCGGGAGAGACCGGCACATTTCCGACAAGCAGATCGCCGTGGCCGAGGTGGCCGCCATCGTCGGCCTCGCGGATCAGGAAATAATGCGCCATTTCGTGGCGCTTTGTTTCCGCCCAGGCTACGACTTTGAACAGCTCCCGAGCGGCATGGTGCTGCGGCGGGCGGTGTTGCCGGAGTTGGTCGGCGAGCTGGCGGTGTCGGGGCGCACGGGCGCGGCGGCGCGGCTGATGCAATGGCTCACCACTGCGGGCGGTGCAGAGCCGGCGGAGAAGGTTTATGGCGCGCCCTTGGCGGCGCGGCCGGCGCGATCGCCGTGGTATGCGAAAGGGGTGATGGCATGATCGGGCGCGCTTTTATCTACGGCGGCGCGGCGGTGGCGATATTGTGCGCGCTGGCGGCGTTGGCCATCGTGGGCTGGGTCTGCTGCGCGGCGATTTCTTACCTGCGCGAGCGGCGGCGGGCGCACTTGGCGAAGGTTTTTGATCCGATCCGCAACTGGCGCGGAGGTCGATTATGAGCGCGCACGATACCGATGCGGCGCTGCTGCTCCACGAGCGTCATGTCCACGCCGTCCTCGCCCGGGTGCACCGGCAAAACGGCCACGCCGCGGTGCCGGCACCGGCGCCGTTGCCGTTTGAGGAATTGCTGAACCGCGAGTCGGGCGCGGATGAACGTGCGGAGATTATCGCCGCAAAGGAGGAAGCGGTCATGCAGTTTCTCTCTGTGCTTTGGAGCGTGGGGCCGGACCCGCGGCCAGTCATGAAGCGCTTGTGCGCTTTTACCCGCATGATGCGGCCGGATCTGGTGCTGGGGATGAACCGCACGCAGATGGCGGCGCTGCTCGGCGACAAGGGCCGGGCCACGCACACCGCCCGGGAGCACAAGATCCAAGAGGAGATGCGGGTGCGCGGTGGCTTTCGCCAGATCACGATGCCCGACCAGAAGAGCGCCACGGCGCGGGAGAAGTCGGCCCGCCAAGCGCGGGGCAATCGCAACCGCTGCGGCGGGACACGGAAGCAGGCTGCGGCCTAAAAATTTAACCTATGAAATCCAATTCCATTGCCTCGCTGAAAGTGAAAAAGGTGGCCGTCGATCTGATCGATGAGTCGCCGCTCAATCCTCGGAAGCATTTTACAAAACTGCCGGAGCTCGCCGAATCGTTGCGCGTCGGGCAGATCGAGCCGCTGCTCGTGCGCTCGCATCCGACCGAGGCGGGCCGCTACGAGCTCGCCAACGGTGCCCGGCGGCTGCGGGCGGCGCGGCTCGGCGGGATCGAGTCGCTGGCGGTGCGCGTCGCTCCGCTCACGGATGCCGAGATGTTCGACATCATCCTCGGCACCGGCGCGGTGGGCAATGTGGACTCGCTCACCCCGTTTGAGGAGGCCGAGGGCTATGCCGCGGCCATGGCCAAGCTGCAGCTCACCCTCGAGGGGTGCGCCAAAAAGTTTGGGCGCTCGGTGACGCATGTGCAGCAGCGTCGGTCGCTGCTCGCGGTGCCGGCGGAGCTGCGCCGGGCGGTGGAGGAGCAGCAGGCGGGGGCCTCGATCGCGGCGATGGTCGCGCGGATCCCGGGCGCCGAAAACCAAAAGCGGGCGGTGGCGGCGATTCTCCACCCGGTCGAGACGATGGGGCCGCTCTCGACGCGGGCGGCGGCGCAGTGGATCGAGGCGCACACGATGACGAGCCTGAGCCTGGCGGAGTTTGACCGCAAAGCGGCGGACGTGGTGCCGGGCGTGCCGGCGTGTGAGGTGTGTCCGCTGCGCTCGGGCAACAACCTTGATCTCGCGGCCGAGGGCGTGAAGCTCGCCGGCAAGGCGCAGCAGATGTGTATGCAGCCGGAGTGTTTTGCCAAAAAACAGGCGGCCGGGCGGGCGGCGAAGATCGCCAAGGAGCAGGCCGCGGGGCATCTGGTGCTGAGCGAGGAGGAAAACGCGGCGGTGTTCCCCGCTGATCAAGAAGGGATCTATTGGGCGTCCGACTACGTGGAGCTCAACTGCCAGCCGGCGTTCGACATGATCAAGCCCGAGGTGGCGAGCGTGCCGACGTGGAAGAAGCTGGTCGAGGGCGAGGCCGCGACGGTGCAGGTGCACGTGGGCTTTGACCAAAACGGGCGCACGGTGGATCTCGTAAAGCGGGCCGAGGCGCTGGCGGCCGTGGTGGCGAATGAGGAGCACGCGATCTTCCGGCCCGAGGTGATCAAACAAGTGGGCGTGCCGGCGGCGAAGGTGGCGAAGGGCGCGAAGGGCGAAAAGGAGGGCTCGATCGTGGCCGGCGAGAAGCAGCGCACGGCGGAGGATCGGGCCTCGGCCAAGGCGACGCTGGCCCGGGAGATCGCGGCGGCGAAGTGGCTGACAGAGCTCCAAGCGGTGCTCGAAAAGCCCTACCCGATCCGGCAGACGGCGATGGTGGAGAGCTATGTGTTTTGGGCGTTGCTCTTCGATTTGCAGCTGGAGGCGCTCACGGATGCCGATCTGGAGTTTCTAAAAAGCGTGGGGATCGCGTGGTATGAGCCGGAGGAAGGCGCGATCCGCGAGCAGTTCAAGGTGTTTGCCGGAGGCTTTCAGGCGCGAGAGCTGGCCGCGCTGGTGGCGATCATGCAACTCACGCCGCGCGTGCGCGCCGAGGGCACGGAGAGCGCGCTGGTGCGTGAGTGGCACGATCAGCTCATGGTTGCGGAATGGGATGCGGCGGCGGATGCGGCGGCGCTGGCGGATGAGGAAGCTTTGAACGAGGGACCACGATGAGCACGACGGACTACGATCAATTTGTCGCCAGCAAGATCCGCCGGCATTTGCCGCACGGCTTTGAGCCTGCTGAAATCACCGTGCCACTTTTCGACTGGCAGAAGCACGTCGTGCGGTGGGCGGTGAGACAGGGGCGCGCAGCGCTGTTTGAGGACTGCGGACTCGGCAAGACGCTCCAGCAGCTTGAGTGGGCAAATCAGATCGTGAATCATACAAGAAAGCCTGTGCTGATATTGACGCCGCTGGCAGTGGCTCACCAAACGGCTCACGAGGCCGAGCGCTTCGGATATAAGGATGTGCGGGTGTGCGAAAACCAGCATCAAGTGGGCTTTGCGCGGATCGTGATCACCAACTACGAGAAGCTGGAACATTTCACGCCGGCGGAGTTTGCGGGCGTGGTGCTCGATGAATCGAGCATCCTGAAAAACTTTACAGGCAAGACGCGCCAACGGCTCACGGCGGCCTTTGCCGAGACGCCCTATCGCCTCTGCTGCACGGCCACGCCGAGCCCGAATGACTATACGGAATTTGGCCAGCACGCGGACTTTCTCGGGGTGTGCTCGCCCGCGCAGATGCTCTGCACGTTCTTCATCAACGATACGTTCAACACCGGCGACTGGCGGCTCAAGAAGCACGCTGAGAATGAGTTTTGGCGCTGGGTGGCCTCGTGGGCGGCGTGCGTGAGCAAGCCGAGCGATCTCGGTTTCTCGGATGACGGCTATATTCTTCCCCCCCTTTATATGCACAATATCACGGTGGCCGTCGATGAGGCGGCCGATGCCGGTGAGGAGCTGTTTCGGCATGTGACGCTTTCGGCCACGACGATGCACAAAGAAATGCGGCTCACCTCGCGGACTCGTTCGGAAAAAGTGGCGGAGCTGGTGAACAAATCGAGCGCGCCGTGGATCGTGTGGTGTAATACGAACGATGAGGCCGATCACCTGGCGGAGCTGATACCTGATGCCGTAGAGGTGCGCGGATCGGACTCGGCCAAAGACAAAGAGCACAAGCTCGACGCCTTTACGGATGGCGATGTGCGCGTGATCATCACCAAGCCCTCGATCGCTGGCATGGGACTCAACTGGCAGCACTGCGCGCACGTGGCCTTTGTGGGACTCTCCTACTCGTTTGAGGATTTCTATCAGGCGCTGCGCCGCTCCTATCGCTTCGGGCAAAAGCAGCCCGTTAATGCCTACATCGTGCAGGCGAGCACGGAGGGCGCGATTCTTTCAGTAATCGAAAAGAAGATCGCCGCCCACGCGGCCATGCAGATCGCGATGAAAGAGGCCGCGGACTATCTGAAAAACTCCGAGGCGAAGACTAACCGAATCACTATGAAAACCGATATCCAGACTAAGCACGGCAACGATTGGACGATGCACCACGGCGACTGCGTGCGGGTGGCCCGCTCATTGCCCGACAATAGCATCGACTTCGCGGTGTTCTCCCCGCCGTTTGCCGATCTTTTCACCTACTCCAGCGATGCGCAGGATATGGGCAACTGCGCCGATCTGGCGGAGTTCACGAAGCACTTTGAGCTGCTGATCGCCGAACTGGCTCGCGTAGTAGTGCCGGGGCGTGAGGTGGCTGTGCATTGCGTCGACCTGCTCTCGACGAAGTGGAAGCACGGCAAGATCGAGTTTCAGGATTTCAGCGGCGAGATCATCCGCGCCTTTTGGCGGCAGGGTTTTTTGTTTCACTCGCGGATCTGCATCTGGAAATCGCCCGTGACCGAGATGCAGCGGACCAAGGCGCACGGCCTGCTTTATAAGACACTGAAAGCCGACTCGTGTGATTCGCGGGTAGGCTGTGCCGACTATCTGCTAATCTTTCGCAAGCCCGGCGAGAATCCCCGGCCGGTGATTAAGCACCCCGAGTCGTTTCCGGTCGATACTTGGCAGGAATACGCCTCGCCGGTATGGATGACGGTTGATCAAGGCAACGTGCTCAACCGTGATGGCGCCCGCGATAATCAGGATGAGCGCCATATCTGCCCGTTGCAGTTGGACGTGATCGAGCGCGCCGTGATCCTATGGAGCAACCCCGGCGATCTGGTGTTCTCGCCGTTTGCCGGTATCGGCTCGGAAGGCTATAAGTCGCTGCAACTTGGCCGCCGATTTGTGGGCGCGGAGTTGAAGGAGAGCTATTTTGAGCAGGCCTGCGCAAACCTCGAAAACGCCAAGCGCCAGTCGGATTTGTTCGTCGCCTGATTTTGACAGGCTGAGACACTCACCCATGCACACGAGCGACACGAGCGGACAGGGCGGAGCTTCCGCGACTCCCAAGGCGCGGCTTTCCGTGGAGGAGCGGGCGGCGCGCTATGTCGCCAAGCTCGACGGCGCGGTCAAGGGGCAGAGCGGGCACGCCACCGGCTTCTATGTGGCCTGCGTGCTTGTCCAGGGCTTTGCGCTTTCGCCCGCTGCGGCCGAGGGGATTTTTCGTGATTACAACGCCCGGTGTTCGCCCCCGTTTTCCGAGGACGATCTGCGGCGGAAGCTAACCTCGGCAGAGAAGGCGGCGGGCTTGCAGACGAAGGCCGGCGTGCTCCCGCGGGGCTGCTTGCGCGATGCGGGCGGGAATTTCTCGGCGCGCTCCGAGCTGGGCCGGCCGATCGAGACGGATGCGGCGGGGCATCGCGTGGAGCCGCGGGCGCGGCCGGTGGCGCAGATCGACCGGCCGGGCTTTGATCCGCAAAAACTCAAGGACATGGCGGGCTCGTGGAGTGGCACGGTCGATCTGGTGTGGCTGGCGAATCGCTCGTCGCTGGATCCGGCGCAGGTGACGGCGAGCGGATTCTTGCAGGCGCTCTATCCGGCCGGGGAAAAGGTGGTCGTCTTTTCGGTGTATAAATCGCAGGGCCAAGCGATCTGGCCGGCGGAGAAGGTGCCGACCGAGGGCGCGGAGGGCGTTTGGTTCCTCGCGCAGCCGGTCGATGGCAAGGCGCATCCGAATCCGCGCAGCCTAGACGCGAAGACGGGCCAGCCAAAGATGAGCCGGCGCAGTGAGGAGAGTGTGACGGCGTTTCGCTACATCGTCTTAGAAAGCGATGTGAGCGACATGCGCGACTGGCTGGGGCTGCTGGTGCAGTTGCCGCTACGGATCGAGGCGATTTACACGAGCGGCGGGCGGTCGATCCATGCGCTGATGCGGGTGGACTGCGCGACGCGGGGCGCGTGGGATGAGGAGCGCAAGGCGCTCGCGCCAGTGCTCAACCTGCTGCACATCGGCGGCAATGATGCGGGGGCGCTCTCGTGTGTGCGGCTCACGCGGCTGCCCGGTGCGCTGCGGCTGGGGAAGACGGATGACGCGGGAGGGTATCGGCGTTTTGAACAGCCGAAGCTCCAGAAGCTGCTTTATCTGCGGCCGGGTGCTCCGGTGCGGGCGATCAAGGATCTGGCGCCGGTGCGCGATGTCGAGGCGATGTGGGCCGGCGTGGCGGCGACGGGGATCGCGGAGAGCGACGACGGGCGCGGCCAACGCTGGATCGAGGGCGGGCTGGGCTACTATGCGAACGTGTCGCCGCGGCTGCGGGCGGCGCGGGATGAGTTTCGCGCGGGGCTGGTGCGGCGGGGGATGGCGGAGAGCGTTTGACTGAGAAACAAATTTCATGAGCGAACAATCTGAGGCGGCGAACAAAGTGGCGCGGGCGATGGCGGGCGGGCTCGTCGATGTGGCGAGCGTGGGCGCGGTCGAGGCCGTGGTGGCCGAGGTGCCGAAGGTGGGGCCGTTTGTGCGCCTGCCGGCGGAGAACTACCTCATGAGTCGCACCGCCAAAGAGATGGGCGCGATCTTGCGGACGAACGGGATTTATCGGCGCGACGAGAAGGTCGTCACGATCGATGCGCGGAAGGCGGGCTGGCGGCTGATGGAGCCGCGGCGGTTCCAGACCTACGTGGAAAACTACATGGTGCCGGCCAAGTTCAAGATGGTCGAGGGCGAGCCGCAATGGCGCCCCAACACGATGAGCGCGGACACGGCGGCGGGGATCTTGCAGAGTCCGGCGTTTCTGGAGCAGCAACGGGAGCTGGTGCGCGTCAACACGGTGCCGCTGCCGGTGATGCGCGAGGATGGGCGGATCGATCTGCTGGACGAGGGCTACGATGCGGCGGCGCGGATCTTCACGCTGCCGAGCGGGATCCAGGTGCGGGCGGACATGCCGCTGGATGAGGCCGTGGCGTCGATCAAGTCGCTGTATGCGGAGTTCCCGTTCAACGATCTCAAGGAGGACGGGACGAGCCGCAATCTGGCGGTGTGCGTGGCGGCGATGCTCTCGATGTTTGGCGTGGGGCTGCTGGGGCCGCTCACGTCGCGGATGCACTTCGTCTATGGGGCGAATGCGGTGGGCTCGGGCAAGTCGCTGCTCGCCAAGCTGGCGATCGTGCCGGTGGCGGGCGCGGCGCGGGTGCGCGTGAAGGGCGAGAATTCGGAAGAGTTGCGCAAGGAGCTGAGCAGCGCGGCGCTGGATGGGGATGCGTACTTCTTCCTGGACGATCTGGACGGGATGCTAAAGAGCCAAGAGCTCAACGCGTTTATGACGTCGGCGACGATGAGCGGGCGGATGCTGGGCGGGCTCTCGGGCTTCACGGCAGAGAAGCAGTGCGTGGTGTTTATCACGGGAAACAATTTGAAACTGAGCCAAGACATCGCGCGGCGGGTGTTGCGGGTGTCGCTTTATAGCGAGGCGTTCGACGTGCAGGAGCGGGCGGTCAAGCGGCCGATAGACGAGGAGTGGCTCTGCCGGCCCGAGGTGCGGGGCGATGTGCTGGGGGCGTTGTGGGCGCTCATACGTGAGTGGGACAAGGCGGGGCGGCCCAAGGGCGGGCGGTCGCTGCGGGGCTTCGAGAAGTGGTGTGAGGTGTTTGGCGGGATCGTGGCGCACGCGGGCTTTGGCGATCCGTGCGAGGCTCCGCCGGTGGATGACAACTCGGGCAGCAACGAGATCAGCGACATGCTCGCGCTCGTGGAGCTGCTGCATGGGAAGATGCAGGAGAAGATCGATGAGCGCGGGGCGGCGGCGCCGGAGCGGCGCAAGGAGTTCACCTTCCAAGAGCTGGTCGACGCGTGCCAGGAGAACGACTGCTTCTCGTGGGCCATGGAGGGGACGTGGAAGCGCGACAAGGACAGCGCTGAGGAGTGGCTGGAGCTGAACCAGAAGAGCAAGAGCGCGCTCGGTCGGATGTTCTCCGAGAAGTTCGGGGGGCAGGTGATGCGGCTGCGCACGGGGGCCCGGGTGCGTTTCGGGCAGAGGGGGCGCAACCGTCACCGGAAGTATATCGTCGAGGAGGTGGAGGCTGAGGGGAAGAAGTAGCAGGGATGGGGGGTGTAAGCCGCCAGCGGTGCCACGAGGCACGCTGGCGGCTTTTTTGCGTCCGGGGGGGGGGTGGTGTGCTAATCCCCCCGCCCTCACGCTTCACCCGCCCGGGGTCCGGCGGTGCGGCGGGAGCCGCATCTCCGCCGGGGTGCACCTATACCCTCGGGAGGACTAGGTGCGCGGTCTGCGGACGCTTGCGGGGTCGCTTTTGGGTGGGTTTGCCCGGCGTTTCCCGCGCCCTTCTTCTTTGTTTTGTCGTTCACCTATACCCAAAGGCACCTTCTGAGCCTTTACCTAGTCCTTCGCAAACCGCGATTGCTGAACGCTCTGCCTTCACTGGGTACCTCTGGGTTACTCTGGGTTGATATGTTGGAGTATATTTGGAGAGAGAGTGAGAGCTTAGAACGCGGGGTAGTATCATCCCACGTCTGCCCTCGTCACCCCGACCACCCCCGGCATAAGGAATCTTTTTACCCGCTTACCCCTCTTGGTACGGTTTCAACGTCTCTTGCCCTAGTTTTATGCACAGCCCCCGAAATCTCGTTTGCACTTTTGACACGCACTTGGGTGGAAGTGAGCAATGTCCAGCCAGCCGAAAGCTGCCCCGCGCCGCCTCTGGCGCTGGGCTCCGAGTCGCCGCCCGTGAAACGCACGCGCGCCGGCTACCTGCATCCGCTCATCGATGGTTGCCCGTATGAGGCGACCTACTCGCGAAAAGTCCGCGTGATCAAAGGCTGGCGCGCCGATGGTGCGGCGCGCACTCCGCCGGATCTCCCTCCGCTCGACGATCCCGAGGCGATGGTCGATTGGTGGCAACGCGTGAAGGTCAACACCGTGCCCACTGCGCTCCTCACGGCCCGCGCCGATGCGATCTCCCGCCGCACGCCCGCCGCGCCCACCGCTCCGGCCCTCGCCGCCCTACCGCCCGCCGGCCCGGCCGTCGCCCAGGCTCGCGCCACGATCACCGACTTTGAAAGCGTCGAGGCCCTCGATCTGCCCTCGGCGATCCTCCGCCAGCAGCGCGTCCTCAGCGTGCTCCAGCGCGATTATGAGAACGCCATCTGTTCGCCCGCGACCGACGAGTCCACGCTCACCCTCCGCGCCGGCCGCGTCGACAAGTGCCTCGAGCGCCTTCACCAGCTCCAGAAGACCCTCACCGAGTCCCAGCTAAAAAACGGCGACCTCCTCCCCCGCGGCGCCGTCCGCGACGAGCTCGCCCCGCTCTTCGAAAACCTCGCCGGCTCCCTCATCACCGATCTCGCCGACCGCTTCGGCATCGAACGCGCCCGCGCTACGGAGTTCGTCGACAACTGGTTTCGCCACCTGCGCGAGTCCCGCCTCTGCACCGAGACCTTGCCCGCGCCCGCGGCGGCTGCGGCCTGATCCGCGCCCCGCGCCCCATGTCCTCCGTCTCCCAACCCCTCCTCCTCGACCTCCCGCCCTCGCACGCGCCCGCGCCCGCGCGCGTCCCGGCGCCCATCGCCGCCGCGCCCACGCGCCACGCCATCCCCGTCCTCGCGCCCCGCGCCCTCTCCGGTCTCGGCCTGCGCGCCTGGCTCATCACCGAGTGCTTCCTCCCCGCCTTCCGCGCCCTCGTCGCCACCATCTCCGTCTGGCGCTGGGCGGATAAAAACGTCACGCTCCACGGCGCCGGCACCGGCCGCGGCGGTCCTTACAACTCCGCCCGCACCCCGTGGGTCCGCCAGTTCACCGAGACCTTTACGGATCCCGCGTGGCGCGAAGATCACGTGATCAAGTGCTCGCGCTCCGGCTTCACCGAGGCCGCGCTCTGCATCATCCGCTTCATGCCGGACCACGCGCCCGGCCCCGTGCACCTCGCCCTCGACTCCGCCAAGGCCGCCACCGACGTCAACCGCGAGCGCCTCATCCCCACCCTCCGCCGGCACTTCGCCCGCGAGGATACCGATGACAACGACATCACCGCCCGCGTCGTCCGCCTGCGCAACATGGTGATCCGCGTCACCGGCTCCTACACCGAGGGCGCTTTCCGCCAGCACGGCAACCGCCTCGTGATTCTCGACGAGGTCGAAGTGGTCAACGAGATCGACGGCGTCGGCACCCTCCATGACCTCGGCCGTTCCCGCATCCGCGGCGTCGACGGCGCGCGCCTGCTCTCCATGTCGAAGCCCGTCCGCTGGGGCTCCGCTCACCATTGCGAAGTCGTCACCGGCACTCTCTCCGTCAACCTCGTCCCCTGCCCCCACTGCGGCACTTACCAGGAGCTCACCGTCGACGGCCGCTCCCTCATCGACCAGCTCCGCATCGACAAGCCCCTCCGCCCCGGCCAGCCTCCGCTCTCGCCCCGCCTCACCTATTCCGGCGCGCCCCTCGGCCGTCTCGATTTCTCCACCGCCAAGCTCCTCGACGGCTCGTGGGATCTCCCCGCCATCGAGCGCGACACCGTTTATCTCTGCGTGTCCGGCTGCCGGATCCAGCAAGACGCCCCGCTTCCCCCCGAGTCCCTCCCCTTCATGAGCGACGAGGTGCGCGAGGCCCACGCCTCCGGCCGCGCCTTCACCTGCAAGCAGGCCATGACCCTCTCCGCCCGCTGGCTTCCCACCAATCCCCGCCCCATCCCCCGCAAACGCTCCCGCCACATCTCCGACCTCCACTCGCTCGACGCCGACATGACGTGGGGCATCTTCGCCCGAATCTGGATCGGCGCGCAGTCCGATCCCTCCCGCGTCAAGACCGCCCTCAACGAACACTTCGGCCTCCCCGCCCGCGAGAAAGCCGCCGAGATCGGCGAGGAACACATCCTCGAGCTCCGCGCGCCCTACCGCCGCGGCACCATCCCTTTCCGCCCCGACATCATCGTGACCAGCGCCGACACCCAAGACGCCTACTGGAAACACGTCACCGTCGCCGCCCGCCTTGATTCTACCGGCCAACACTACGCCGAGATCGCCGTCGTCTCGTGGGGCATCGCCACCTCCAAGCCCGAGCTCATCGCCCTCCTCTCCACGCCCCTCGGCTACTTCCCGCCCGAGGGCGACTGCGAGACCTACCACAGCCTCGGCGGCCTCGTCGACGCCGGCGGCCATCGCAAGGATGAGGTCTACGAGCTGCACTACGAATCTGCCGGCCGCTACTTCGCCAGCTACGGCCGCGGCGGCGCCGCCCTCGTCACGCCCACCTGGTCCCGCCAGATCGAGTGGCGCCTCCAGACGCTCACGATCTACATGTACCACGACGACGCGTGGAAACGCCGCCTTTACCTCGGCTCCATCGCCCGCGCCCGCGAGATCAAGCGCTGCCTCGCCGATGGCTACGATCCCGAGGCCCGCCAGCTCCAGCCCCTCATCCGCACCCCCGGCGTCGAGCGCGACAAACTCCTCGCCCAATTCGAAACCGAGCTCCAAGGCGAGCGCCTCAACGAAGAAGGCGAATGGGAGCGCGTCCCCGGCACGCACAACGATTTCGGCGACGCCCTCAAGACCGCCCGCATCTCCCTCGAGCTGCAGCTCCCCCGCGTCCGCGCCCAATGGCTCGCCCGCCGCACCGAAGCCGAGAAAGCCAAAGCCAACCCCACCACTCCATGAACCACATCACCCTCACCGGCCACCTCGGCCGCCAAGCCGTCCTCCGCACCGTCACGCTGCCCAAAGGCCCGCGCGACGTCCTCAACTTTTCTCTCGCCGTCCGCACCGGCTGGGGCGAGGCCGAGAAAACGCTCTGGTATGATTGCAGCCTCTGGGGCGACCGCGCCGCCAAGCTCGCGCCCTATCTGCTCAAAGGCACCCGCGTCCTCCTCACCGGCTCGCCCGATGTCCGCCTCTTTCAAAAGCAAGACGGCACCACGTCCGCTGCGATCACCGTCGCCGTCGACGACGTCGAGTTCATCGGCGACAAGCCCAAGCCCGCCACCGATCCCACCCCCGCGCCCGCCGCCCCCGAGCCCGCCGACGTCCCGTATTAAATCCCGAAAAACCCGCCCCGCGATTGACACCCGCCAACCCACGACCGTCCCCCTGACATAGCGGCCGACGCCTGCCGTGCGCTGGAGGGGGCGCGGTCCTGGGAACAAGCCAGCGCAGATCATTCGGTCGGCAGGTGCCCGCCGCAAAGTTCGTCCGCACCTCTCGAAAGCCCGGCCTCACCGCCGGGCTTTCCCGTTTCCCCCTTCCGTGTGTTCCGTGTGTTCCGTGGGCCTTCTCCGGCATCCGTGTCCCTCCGTGTCCATCCGTGGTTAAAAACCCCCGGCGATTGACACCGCGCCCGCGTTTATGGACTCCGCTGCCCGCATCGCGACCGCGACCCGCTACCTTCGCCGCAAATACACGGGCGATGTCGACGGCCTGCGCCGCCTCGCCGATACCGTGGCCACCACCGGCGGCGCCTTCGAGTCCGTCACGATCACCGGCCAAGGCTTCGAAGGCGGCCAGGCATCCGGCGCGCTCACCTTTGAGCCCATGGCCTACCTCACCGCCATCGAGGGCCTCATCCTGGAGCTCGACCCCACCGGCACCCCGGCCGGCCCCGCCCCGTCCCGCCTCGCCGATTTCTCCGCCGGATTTTTGGAAACCTGATCCGCCCTCACCATGTCCCGCTCCCGCCACCACCGCCGCGCCGCCGCCCGCGCCCTCACCGCGCTCACCCCGTCCATCCCCGCGCCCAGCGCCGGCCTCGGCCCCGGCTTCAACAACGGCACCGGCTACACCAACGGCCACCAAGGCGCGGCCAATTCCCGCAATCGCGGCTACGTCTATTTTCCCGAGCTCGATACCCGCCGCGAGATCAGCAGCTACACCCGCACCGAGCTGCTGCGCAAAGCCCGCTTTCTCTACGCCAACCACGGCATTGCCAAGCGCGTCATCAACGGCCTCGCCCGCATGGTCGCCGGCACCGGCCTCGCCCCGCAAGCCGCCACCAAGGACAAAGCGTGGAACGCTCTCGCCGAAAAAGAATTTGCCCAGCGCGCCGAGTCGCCCTTCGTCTTCGACGTCGGCGGCCGGTACGATTTTTACAAATCGCAGCAGGCTCTCATGCGCTTCCGCTTCCGCGATGGCGACGCCTCCGCCGTCCTCACCGAGAGCGCCGCCGGCCTCGGTCGCCTCGCCTTCTACGAGTCCCACCAGATCGGCAACGCCACCTTCTCCGGCGCCGGCTCCGGTTTTAACTTTGACCAAAGCCTCTGGCGCGACGGCGTCCGCCACGACGCGCAAAACGCCGCCATCCAATACCGCTACCTCGGCGACGAAAACAAGTTCACCGATGTCGCCGCCCGCGACGTCATCTTCTTCGCCGACTACGAGCGCGCCGGCCAGTCCCGCGGCCTCACCGTCCTCGCCCACGCCATCAACAACCTGCTCGATACCGCCGAGATCACCGGCTACATCAAGAGCGGCGTTAAGCTCAGCAACCAATACGGCTATTGGATCGAGAAAGCCGCCGGCACGACCAACGCCGGCAAGTTCGAATCGCTCGGCTCCGGCGTCACGGAGACCGTCGCCGTCTCCGACACCCAAAACGTCACCCTCGAGAAAGTCTACGGCGGCGGCCAGATCCCCGACCTCAAGCCCGGCGAGTCCCTCAAGTTCAACAGCGCCAGCCACCCGCACCCCAACCAGCTCACCCTCCTCGAATTCCTGATCCGCGACATCGCGTGGGGCGTC